CAAATGCAGCTGGCTATGTCACAGAAGCAGATTCAGGAACTTACACAGGCGGTTCAGGCTAGAGACATGATGCTACAGAGTCGCATGGACGTTGAGCAATTTAAACAGCAAGCCGAGACACAACGCACAATGATGAAAGAACAAGGCAGAATTGATGAGGCTCAGATTCGTGAACAAAGTGATCGTGCTGAAATGCAAATGCGTGTGGAAGCACAGGCGAATGACACGGTTATCAATTCTCAGACAAGGTTAGAGATTGAAAGAATGAAGCAACAGATTGCTCTTTTGTTGGCTACGATGGATAAAGGTGCATTAAATACCGCCAACGCAGAGGCAACAGAACGGGCTATTTGAGTTTTAAATAAATTTGTGGTAAAAACCACTAAACCGTACCTGTGAGGTTCATAGGGTCAAATCGTTGGGAAACGTATGTCCGATAAAGAAGCGGGTCAAGTATTGACAAGCGAGAATGCAGCAGAATTTTATGCAAACAGATTAGGTTTAGCTGAATCCCCTGCGGAGACTGAGGCGGTTGAGGAAACTCCCGAGCCAGTAGCCGAGGAAGAACAGAGTGAACCGAAAGAGGCAGAAAAGGAAGCAAACCAAGAGGGTGAGCGTAAGCAAAATCCTAAACTTGAAAAGCGGTTCTCAGAGATAACCAAGCAACGTGAGGAAGCTAGGCAAGATGCCCAGCGGGAACGCCAAGCAAGGGTAGATTTGGAACAGCGTTTGGCGGCACTAGAGCAACAAAGACAGCCTCAACAGCAGTCTTATATTGATCAAGAGCCACAACCAAGCCAGTTCGCTGATGCGTTTGAATATGCGAAGGCTCTAGCTGAGTTTTCGACAGAAAAGGCGTTAGCGGAACGGGACAGGCAAGTTGCCCAGGCGAGAGAACAAGAAGCGCAGCAAAAGATTATCCAATCTTGGGCGCAGAAGGTTCAGGAAGCCAAAGCAGAATTGCCCGATTTTGATGATTTGGTCGCATCTAGTGACGTAGTTGTAAACAACGCAGTCCGAGATGCAATTCTGGAGAGTGATGTAGGCCCAAAAATCCTGTATCACCTAGCTGAAAACAATGACCTTGCCAAAAAGATCGCCAGCTTGAGTCCAAATGCAGCGCTTAGAGAGATTGGGAGACTAGAAGCAAAGTTTGAGGCAAAGCCTGAAACCAAGCAGACAGCCCCTGTTGTAAGAAGTAAAGCACCAGCACCGATTCAACCGATTCGTGGTGGTCAAGGTCAGCCTGATGTTCCCATGTCCGCTAATGGCGAATGGCATGGTAGTTATCAGGCGTGGAAATTGGCACGCAAAGCGGGAAAAATTCGGTAAACCTAATCTATTTGGAGTCCAAAAATGGCTAATAATTTATTGACGATAAGCAAGATCACCAACGAAGCGTTGATGGTTTTGGAAAATGAGTTGACTTTCACAAGTGAAGTTGACCGTAACTATGACGATCAGTTCGCTGTTGTCGGTGCAAAGATTGGTAACACAGTCAATGTCCGCAAGCCTGGTCGTTTCATTGGTACAACTGGCCCTGCGCTGAACGTAGAAGATTTTAACGAGACTTCTGTCCCTGTTACTTTGTCTACACAGTTCCACGTTGACACCCAGTTCACCACACAAGACTTGGCTTTGTCCTTGGATATGTTCTCTGACCGTGTGTTGAAGCCCGCTATTGCAGCTATTGCCAACAAGATTGACCGTGATGGTATGTCTATGGCTACTCTGCAAACCGCCAACATTGTTGGTACTGCGGGAACACCCCCAACAGGCTTGATTACATACCTGACAGCGGGCGCTTACCTTGATTCTGAAGGCGCACCCCGTGACGGTCGTAGATCATGTATCGTCGAGCCTTTCACATCAGCAACCATTGTTGACAGCTTAAAGGGTTTGTTTGTTCCTAATGACCGTATTGGTACACAGTACGAAAAAGGTTTGATGGGCCGTGACTCTGCGGGCATGAACTGGAAGATGGATCAGAACGTGGTAAGCCAAACCTTTGGCTCTAACTCCACTACTACTGTGACTGCTTCTGTTGCTACCACAACTGCAACGGGCTTCCTGACTTCTGGTTGGGCATCCTCAAGCACTATCAGCGTGACTGCGGCTAACACGGGAACAATGAATCTTAATGCTGGCGACACCATTACGATTGATGGCGTTTTCGCAGTTAACCCACAGAATCGTCAAGCGTATGGCACAAACAAACTCCGCAACTTTGTTGTGAAGTCTACAACCGCCATTGCTTCTGGTTCTACTGTCTCTGTTGTGGTCAGCCCTGCAGTAATTACAGCGGGTCAGTTCCAAAACGTGTCAATTCCTACAACTTCTGCCACGGCTGCGGTGACTCAGTTCAACAAAATTGGTACTGTTTCCCCACAAAACATCATCATGCACCGTAATGCTTTCACATTGGCAGTAGCCGATTTGGAATTGCCAGAAGGTGTGCATTTTGCGGGTCGTGCAAGCGATAAGGAAATTGGTTTGTCAATGCGTGTTGTGCGTCAGTACACCATTAACAATGACTCCATTCCTACCCGTTTGGACGTTCTGTATGGATGGGCTCCCCTCTATCCTGAACTTGCTTGCCGAGTTGCAGCCTAATGGTCAAGGGGGGGCTAATCACCCCCCGTTCTAAACTTTATTTAAGGAATACATATCATGGCAAATCCAGGCCCAGCAAGTAGCACAACAATTCACCCATCCAATTTGGCATCTAACCAAGCAATTCGTCTTTTAGGCGTTGCAATTGGTGTGAATGTCAATGCAACGGGTGATCAAGCGGTTATCGCAATCAACAACTCCACAAACTACTCTGTTAGCAACGTGGTTTTCACCAATGCTTCAATTTCGTTAACAACTGCCGCAGCGGGTCTGTTTACAGCCCCTAGCGCAGCGGGTACAGGAATTGTCGCCAATGCCGCTTTGTCGGCTTTGACATCCTCAACCGTAGTGTCACAACGCACCGTTGCTGCCACAGGCATTCAAACAGGTCAAAACCTGTATTTGAATGTTGGCACAGCACAAGGCGCAGCCGCTACAATGGATGTTTATGTCTATGGCTACGACTTCAGCACATTCAGCTAAATACTGATGTGATGTGAGAAAGAGCCACTCTTAAAAGGGGTGGCTTTTTCTTTATTTGGCGTTACAATTTAATCATTCTCTAAAGGAATCATCATGCCCTCTACTACCCTAGCCCGTGGCAATGCTTTGCAAACATTTTATGTTGGCCCGTCTTTGACCCCTGCCGCAGTTGCCACAGCTACCACAGCGGCTCAAACATTCACCGTGCCAGGTCTTTTGTCAACAGACCACGTTTTGGTGGCTTGTCAATCGGCTCAAACAGCGGGTGTTTTTATCGCTGACGCACGTTGTTCTGCCGACAATACATTAAGCATCCAATTTGGAAATGTTACTGCGGGATCGTTAACCCCTACCGCTGGCACATACATTGTGGATGTGATTCGTTTTGAAGGCCCACTACCCACAACGGCTGGTTAATCATGTCTAATACAACTGTATTGCGCCCCGTAGGAGTCACAACCGCCATTTCGGTGGCGGCTTCTTCTACTACCGCCACGCAGATTAAGGCAAGCACCAATGACCAAGTTAACTATGCCTCTTTCATCAACACGGGTGCTACCTATGTTGCTGTGAGCCTTGGCGATGCTAACGTGGCTGCGGCAGTCTTGCCCGTCAGCGGTTCAACCACAGGGAACTTTGTGTTACCCGCCTCTATGACAGTTCCAATTGTCTTGGCAGTACCCGCAAGCCCTTATTACGTCCGCATGATTGGTTCAGCCGCTGGCCCGTCAATTGTTTATGTGACCCCTGTTGGCGATCAAAGCTAAAGGAAAAAACCCATGTCAAGCGCTAATTCTGTTGCAAACACATCTTCTACAAACATAGTTCCTGTGCAAGCTGAGTTTAATTCAGCGGGCGTTTGCGTGGGTTTGGTTGGCCCAGGCGGGGCTTACTTCAGCCCCCCATTAACAGGCTCAACCATTGATAACACCGTTATTGGCGGCACTACAGCTGCGGCTGTAACGGGAACAAACGTCTATGCGTCTGCCGAATTAGGTTACAACGCATCAGCACAGGGAACTGTTACCCAAGCGACTAGCAAAGCCACAGGCGTGACTTTGAATAAGTCTAGTGGTCAGATCACCATGAACGCTGCTTCATTGCCTGCGGGTACAACGGTTTTGTTTACTCTTACCAATAGCACTTTGACCGCCAAAGACGTTCTAATTGTGAACGTGGGCAGCGGTGGAACATCAGGCGCTTATTGGCCTTATGTTGCAAACGTGGCTGCGGGAACTGCGGTGATTGGTGTTTACAACAACACGGCTAGCCCTTTGGCTGAAGCCATCGTAATTAATTACGCAGTTATTCACGGGGCTTAAAGCATGGCTGACCCCGCCACAACGGTAGATCAAAACATTCTGCCTGTCCAGGCGCTGTTTAATTTAGACAATACGTTTAATACGTTTATCGGTCAGGGTCAGCCTTTCTTTGCCACTTTAAACCCGTCCCAATCGGGACTGAGCATTACGAATAGCACAATCAATAGCACGACTATTGGTGCTTCTGTGCCGTCTACAGGTGTTTTTACCAATATCCTGACAACAACAGGGCAAGTCACAACTTCCCCAACTGGCAACACAGACATTGCCAATAAGTTCTATGTTGACAGCGTTGCCCAAGGGCTAAACCCCAAGCAAGCGGTTAAATGCGGAACGACTGCAAACATCACCTTGTCGGGTCTGCAAACCATCGACACTTACACCACTTTGGCGGGTGATCGGGTTTTGGTTAAAAATCAAAGCACATCGTATGAAAACGGCATTTATGTGGCCTCTGCGTCTGCGTGGACACGGGCAACAGACATGGATGTGTGGGCAGAAGTGCCAGGCGCTTACACGGTGGTTATTAGCGGTTCTGTTAACGCAAATACAGGGTGGGTTTCCACTTCTGCAACGACAGGCACAATCAACGTCACCGCCATCACGTTTGTTCAGTTCTCAGGGACAGGGACTTATTTTGCGGGGACGGGGCTAACTTTAACGTCTAACACGTTCTCAATTACAAACACAGGCGTGACAGCTGCTGCCTATGGGTCTGCATCTAAAACCCTAACTGCCACAGTAAACGCCCAAGGTCAATTGACCGCATTGGCAGACACAAACATTGCCATTGCAAACACTCAAGTCTCGGGCTTGGGAATAATGTCCACTCAGAATGCTAATTCTGTGACCATCACGGGTGGGGCGTTAGATGGGGTTACGATTGGTGGCACGACTGCTGGTGCAATAACAGGCACAACCATAACCGCAACCACTTTTAATGGCGCAGGGACGGGTTTAACGGGTACTGCAAGCGGTTTATCCATTGGTGGCAATGCAGCCACAGCGACAACCGCAACAACGGCTACAACCGCCACAACCGCCACAAATTTAGCGGGTGGTGCAACGGGGTCTGTGCCTTACCAAAGCGCTGCGGCAACAACTGCAATGTTAGGTGCGGGGTCAAATGGTCAAGTTTTAACCCTGGCAAGCGGTATCCCATCTTGGGCGACTCCCACAACGGGAACGGTCACATCGGTTGGTGGTACAGGAACAGTCTCAGGTATTTCCCTAAGTGGAACAGTTACCACATCAGGTAATTTGACTTTGGGCGGCACATTAGATTTGTCAGCGCCCCCCGCTATTGGTGGAACAACGGCTAACACGGTAAGAGGCACAACAATCACGGCAACAACTAAGTTTGTTGGCCCGTTCTTTGAGGCGGCTACAAGTGCGGGCGGTGCTTTGCGTAATTCGGGCGGGACAAGTCAATTGTCTTGGGGTGCGGGTGGTGGTGACAACCTTACATTAAGTGTTTCCACTAACATCAATGGCGCAAATGCTCAGATTGACATAAGCCCAACAGGGACAGGTCATGTCCACATGAAGCCAACAGGGACAGGCTCAATTGAGATTGCCCCGACAAGCCTAGGCACGATTAATAATATGTCCATTGGTGCTACTACGGCATCAACGGCTAAGTTCACAACAATTGATTTCAGCAGCACTTTGGCGGTGTCGGGTTTAACAGGATCGTCAGGCCAAGTGCTTCAGTCTAACGGTGCATCAGCCCCCACTTGGGTGACTCCAACGGCTTACGCAACGGTTACTGATGACACAACCACTAATGCAACCCGTTACCCCCTGTTTGCAGCTGCTACAGCGGGTAATTTAACGACTGAGTATGTCAGCTCTACCAAGTACCAATTTAACCCCTCAACGGGCATTTTGACAGCCACAGGGTTTAGTGGCTCTGGTGCGGCTTTGACAAGCATTCCAAACGCTGCCCTGGTTAACTCTAGCGTCACCATTGGCTCAACTGCCGTGGCCTTGGGTGCGACTGTGACCACATTTGCGGGTCTGACTTCTGTTACATCCACTACTTTTGTGGGTGCTTTGACGGGTAATGCCTCAACCGCAACAAGTGCAACAACCGCAACAAATGCAACAAATGTGGCTGTGACTGATAACACATCGACTGCGGCAACGTATTACCCAACATTTGTAAGCAATACAACGGGTAATTTGCCTATCACGGTATCGTCAACAAAGTTAAAATACAACCCAAGCACAGGCGCATTAACCGCCAATCAGCTAATCATTGCACCGTAAGGAAACATCATGGGAACTTTAGTCTTTCAAGCAACATTGGGCGGGGCAATCAATTTAATTGGCCCTAACACAGCCTCAACCGTTAACTTTACGCTTCCAAGCGCTGACGGCACAAATGGTCAAGCGTTGACAACTAACGGTAGTGGAACTTTGGCGTTTACAACTGTAACAGCAGCGCCAGGCGGTTCTACCACTCAAGTGCAATACAACAATGCAGGTGCATTTGGCGGCATTACAGGTGCTACAACTAATGGCACAGCATTGACTTTAACAGGCGCAATCCTTAATGGAACTATTGGTGCTACCACGCCATCTACTGGTGCATTTACTACTTTAAGTGCAACGACATCAGCAGAAGTAAACGGCACTTACCCCAAAATATATTTGATTGAAACTGACGTTGCAGCCGATAACAAACAATGGTGGTTTGAGTCAAACGCTGGGGTTTTTCAAGCACGAGTATTAAATGACGCAGTAAGCGCAGCTACTACATGGTTATCTGCCACTAGGTCAGGGGCTACAATTACACAAGCAGTATTAAATGCTTCTACGGGTGGTAATGTTTACCAAAAGATAAACAATACTACTGTCACAGATGTCTCCTCTACTGGCCTAGCAGTCACAGGGCTAGTTGATATATCAGCAGCAACATCAGGACAGATTAAATTTCCAGCAAGTCAAAACGCATCATCAAACGCTAATACGCTAGATGACTATGAAGAAGGTACTTGGACACCTACTGTAATTGGCACTACAGTTGCTGGAACAGCAAGCTATACGACTCAAACAGGGGTATATACAAAAATAGGTCAATTAGTTTCAGTTTCTTGTAGAGTTGACTATTCTGGTGGAACTGGATTAGGAAATTTGCGAATTAGTGGATTGCCTTTTACTTCTGCAAATAACATTCAGAGGCCGCTTGCTATTGAAGTGGGTGATATTTCTCTTGGGGCAGGAGCTTACTGTGTTGCTTCAATAATAACAAACAATACAGCAGTATCTTTAGCTAGTTGTCCAACTGGTGGAGCAGCCGCTCCTTCAACAACTTATGATGGATCGGGATACATCATATTCAATGGCACTTACACAGTTTAAAAGGAAATCAAAATGTCACTTACCAAAACCACAAATGTTGACCAAATCACAGTCAACGAGAACGGCATCGTTCTTTATCGTGAAGCAACACGCATCATGGAAGATGGCAATCAAATTAGCCAAACTTACCATCGTTCAAGCCTTACACCCGCACAAGACTTGACAGGTGTTCCCGCCAATGTTGTTGCTATCTGCAATGCGGCTTGGACTGCTGAAATTGTTGCGGCTTATCAGGCAGAGCAAGCACGAATTGCTGCTGAACAAGAAGCACAACGATTGGCTGCTGAAGCTGCACAGGCTGAAGCTGCACAGGCTCAAATAAGCCAAGCATGATTTGCCAATGGTCAATCACAGGGACTCAAGCCCAAGATGGTTTGATTCTTTGTGCTAAATATCATGTGATTGCAAAGGAAGATGACTTATCTGTTGAGACAGAGGGTTATTGGACTTTTGACAGCCCAAAACTATCTACACCCTTTGACCAAGTGACAGAGGAAATGATTGTTGCTTGGATTGAAAAAGAGACTATGCGAGATGGCGTTTGCGTAATAAAATCAAGGTTACAAGAACAATTAGATTCTCTGAGCAAAAGCCAATTTACGCCTCCTCCTTGGCAACCTCAGACTTTCACCGTAGAAATGTAAGGAAACACTATGGCTGTGCCTTTTGACATTGTTAGCCGAGCGCTAAAAGACATTGGCGCATTAGAAGCTGGTGAAACCCCGACTCCTGACGCAGCGCTTGATGCGTTTGAAATGCTGAACGACATAATTGACCAATGGTCAAACGAAAACATGATGGTTTTCAATGTCACAGAAATCATTTGCCCCGTCATTTCAGGACAAACCCAATACACAATTGGCCCTAACCCATCGACTCAGAACTTTATCGGTGCGTCTTTTACAGGCTCAATTGCGGGAAACATTTTGACCGTGACTGCTATTGCATCAGGCGCTATTGCTCAAGGGCAAACCCTAAGTGGCACAGGAATCACAGCGGGAACAAAGATTACGCAGTTCCTAACGGGTGCGGGTGGCAACATCAATGAAACAGGCACTTACCAAGTCAACATTAATCAAACCGTTGCATCCACTTCAATCACGGCTTACTACCAAAAACCACTAAACATTGATTCTGCGTTTGTCAGGGTTAACACCACATCAAATGGTCAACCCATTACAGGCGGTGGTTTGGACTACCCAATGTCGGTTTTAGAATTGCACAGTTATCAAATGATTGGTTTAAAAACGCTAAGTGGCCCGTGGCCCAAGGCGGTTTACTTTAACCCAGGCGCTGATTCGGGCAATCTATTTATTTGGCCTAGCCCCTCCCAAGGCGAAATGCACTTGTTTGCAAATACTTTGTTCAGCCGTTATGACTCAATGTATGAGGACATAGCGCTGCCAC